TTATTTTTCCATTTTATATCCAATTCCCCACACCACCTTTAAATATCTTGGATTTTTGGGATCAATCTCGATTTTTTCCCGTATTTTTCGGATATGGACAGCCACTGTATTCTCCGCATTGTAGCCAGGCTCATTCCACACCCGCTCATATATTTCATTAATGGAAAACACCCGACCTGCATTGACCATCAGCAATTCAACGATTTTGTATTCCGTAGCCGTCAGCTTCACAACTTCCCCATGGACAGCAACTTCCTTTGCCGATTGATCTAGGGTAAGCCCGTTCAAATCAATCACCTTTTTTATTCCCTCATAGGTACCTAGATTTACATATCTCCTCAGCTGGGATTTCACCCGAGCCACCAATTCCATCGAATTGAAGGGCTTTGTGACATAATCATCAGCCCCCACTTGAAGACCCAAGATCTTATCGGTATTCTCACTCTTGGCACTCAGAATAATGATGGGTATATTTTGTTTTTCACGAATCTTAAAGGTTGTTGTAATCCCATCCAGACGAGGCATCATCACATCCAATATGATGAGATGGATGGTATGCTCATTTAACTTTTCGATTGCCTCAATACCATCCCTGGCTTTGATCACCGTAATTCCTTCGTTTTTCAAGTATATCTCAATGGCGTCTCTGATTTCCTTTTCATCATCGACTACCAACACATTGTAATTATCCATTTTTCACATCCTCTCCAAATTTATCGCTTTCTTTTAGGGTTAACTTTATTATAGAGTAAAATTCTTAATAGAAATCTAGGATATTTCTTAATTTTTTCTTAAAATCTTTTTTATTTGATAATTTATTAACGAAATAGCTATGAACCTGTAGTTTGTCTACAAAAAATAAAAAACTCTGCTTCCCTTAAAAATAAAGGGAAGCAGAGTTGAAAAGTTATTTGATCCTTCAGCTAAGCTTCATTTTTAAATTCTGTTTCATATCCCAGCAGATTTTTACCCTGGGCCAGATACTCTTTTAAGTACACCACAGCCTCTTCAATCATCCTATCCAACGTTTTTTCTGAAAGAAACCATCTGACTACAGTAGGTAATACATCATACAGCCTTTCCACCACCATGGCATACTTTAGTTCGCCCGTACCGCTGCCTAGCTGTTTTTCAGCCTGTATTACCAAAGCAAGGACGATTCTTCTTATCCTATCCTCTCTATTGGTATGGCATAAATACCATAGTGCTAATATACCTGACAGCAAAAGAATCAGAGACAACCAGTTCTCCTTTAATAGCTCTAGCATCGTCATTCTCCTTTCAAATTCTCATGCAGCTTCTTCATCAGCAAGGTAACCGCCCAAACAGGCATAGGTTCATCAATCTTTTTCTTCCAGCCCTCTGGATCATTCAGAATCCCATTTGCCTCCAGGTATTCGATTCCTTCATATTTCCATGCATCATGATTTACTTCCTTAGTCTTTACATATCCATGCCCAATATGGGTACAGAAGGCCATGATAACCGCCTCTGCGTAATCTTTCCAATTGTTTAATAGCCTTTTCACATCCTTTTCATTATCTGCAAAGCCATACTCTACGATCACCGTTTCAACAGACCCAGTCTCTCTATGCATGAAATAATAGTCCTTTAAGGGGTTAGAAGGGAGGGTCCTGGTAAACACCCTCCTTTTCACCTGCCCTGCCTTGCCCATAGCATCTAAAATCCTATTCGCCAATTTTCCATCACCATAAATGCTGTAGATCACCTCTGCACCCTCGCCACCACCAGCATTGATATGATTGGATATACAATACCTGGCCCCGGAATCCCTGACAAGTTGGGTTCTTTGGTTCGACTGTAAGGTCATATCACAATCCCTCGTTAGCAATACAGGTAAGCCTAGCTCTTGAAATCGCTCATATTGATAGAGCGATATAATCAGAGCCAGGTCTTTCTCCTTCCAATAACGATTTGTACCTCCACCCGGATCCGTTCCGCCATGACCCGGATCAATCATTAAAATAGGTTTCATTTCTTTCCCCTCCTATTTAAAAAGCAGCTGTTGTACTGCATAAAAAAAGAACCCCAGCAAACTCGTTGCAAAAAGTCCCATAAACCATTTGATCGTCGTCACCAAATCTTTGACCTGCTCACATAGATTCTGAATCTGAACCTTATACTCCCGACTATCTTCCGAAAGATTATCCAACTGGTCAGAATGCTTGTTTAACCGTTTTTCATGGAGATTCAATCGCTCTTCTATCTGTTTGTGCCGTTCCTTGCAAAGTGCTTCATTCATGTCTAGCCTCCTGTTGTAGTAAATATAACACCTTAAGTTGCTTTAATTTATGGTTTTAAAAAAATTCCTTGTTGGTATTTGATAATATTATAGATGCGCATTTGTATTAAAATACCGTGCAAAAATCAAATCTAAATTTAAAGAGTTCTTTTAAAAAAGCATCTGTCATCCTGAGCATTAGCGAAGGATCTTTTAGGTGAGATTCTTCGCTGCACTCAGAATGACAATTACGTATTTTTGCTTTTTCAAAACAATACAATACTTTAATAGAGCCTAGTTTATACAAAATGTCCTTCATCATAGAACACCAACTCATCTGGATACTCAGTTCTGAGCAATTTTTTAATATTTGTAGTATGAACATCGTTTCTTTTTTCTAAAAGCCTAGCAACTAGCCCCGTCACTATAGCCGCAGCTTGACTTGTTCCCGACAGTGTCATATATCTATTTCCCAGCCAAGTAGATTCTATATTTTCGCCGCAGGCCGCCACATCAATTCCCTCTCCCGCATATCCGAAAGCAGATAGATTTTTGTTTCTGTCTATAGAAGTAACACCTATGACTTCAGGATATTTTGCTGGATAACATACCGTCTTCTGATTGTTGTCACCTGCAGCTACGATAATAATGCCTTGAGCATGTGCGCACTGAATGAGTTCATGGGTAGGTTCTGGAGGAATTTCTGGATTCGCTGCTGAGATATTGATAATGTCTACTTTATTTTCAATACACCATGCCAGCGCCCTTATAAAATCATAATCATCACCACTATTTCTTTCATCAAGAACTTTAGCAACATAGAGCGAAGATTGCGAGGAAGTTTTATGAATAATACCAGCCATATGGGTTCCATGACCAGTACAATCTCCATAGATATTCATCGGGCCGATAAAGTTTTGCTTAATAGCAAATACATTTTCAGGGATATCTGCATGAGAGCATATCCCTGAATCTACAATAGCAATTTTACACTGTTTCATATTCTACTTTCTTAATAAGATATTCTTGTTGAAGTTTTTCAACTTCAGAAGTATCTCCTAACAATTGTGCTTCTTTGATTCTCTTAAGAAATTCTTTTTTTATCTCTTCTAAAGAAGGCTTAACAACAATTGTTTTCTTATTTATTTTTTTTACAAATACATCTTTCATGATAAGATTCCTCCTATATTACCTGTAAAGTAATAGCACCCATTCTGTTTTTAGAGTCCATGAACACTATCGTATATTCTCCAGCAACTTCAAATGCAATATTCATTTGCTTTTCAGTGCTAAATTCATTTAAAGAGCTATTATTTATGTGATAATAAAATACATTTCTTGGTTCTGTGATATTGGTGTAAACCAAATTTTCTGTTCCATCTATAGAAATTGAAACTGGCTGTAACTCTAAAGTAGTCTGTTCGTTCATAACAAGTTTTGTTTTAGGAGCTATAATTTGTATTTTTTCTTTGAAAGACATTAAATTTTCTGTAGAGAATCCGTTGTCATAATACTCTATAGAATATAAACAATCATTTGTAATTTTATATTCTTTTTTTGTTATCACTATAATGTACCTCCTATACTATAATATAAGTTCTTTGCTGATACACTTGAATTATTACCAGCTTTATATTGAATTGATAAACTAGAATTAACTTTGGGTCTGTAATTAAACACAAAAGTTTTATTTTGTGAAGAAGCAATCATCGAAGATCCTGGCCAACTGCTAATAGGTGTTAGTATATTATAATGAATACTAGAGAGATATCCAATCGAAGTACTACCTGATGATCCTGCAACTCTAGCAGGAATTTTTGAAATAACTGCACCGTAATTGTCCATCCAAGAGTTCAATATTGCATATGAAGACATAAATTCAAAACTAATTGAACCTTGTAACTGACAATATGCTACTACAGATCCGTCAATAATAACTTTGAATTCTGTAGGCCCTAGGCCAGTATCCATAGCAAATCTTAAAATATCTAGGTTAAAAGAGCCGTTAATAGTAAACCATGTGGTAAATGTTGTCTGAGTAGAAGCACCAGAGAGAATTGTAATAGCATTTGCTGTAGGGTAAGGCATCGGAGTAAATGAACCATCATTATTAGTTGCTGCCAATAATTGAGTAGCTGTATAACCGCCTACTGATCCTGCATTAATTGAAGACTCATTACCTTTATGAAGTGCTTGATTCCCATTTATTCGTACTTCTCCTCCAAATGGATTAAGTTCTAATATGCCAGTTGCACTTGCATACGCTGTACTACTGTGTCCTGATTGTATTCCAAATCGTCTTGCGTTAGTGGTTCCATCACCTATAATAAATAAACCATTATTATTATTTGTAGCTCCAAATATTCTTTTATTTACATAATTATTTTCATCATTATTAACTGCATTCGCCCATCCTGTTAAATTCCTGTTAATATTATCACCAGTTTTAGATATTTTTTCGTTAGCCAAATCATAAGCAGTCTTAACAGCATTGGCTGTAGCTGCTTGCGTAGTTGATGTACTGGTGACGGTATTATTCAGTTGTACATGTCCTTTCCCTGTAGTTGAGGCATTTTCAGCCAAATGTAACGTAACATCACTATTCAACTGCTCTAGAGATTTTGTTGGCCCATCCCACCAATTCGCTTTCCCTGTAATTGATTTCATTCTATTGGTAAAATAACTTACCCAATCCACCATTTTAAAAGGACCATTTGAAGATGGTACTTTTGCGGGATCTGCTTGTGGTGTTAAAGCAGCATCAATGATACTGTTATCTTCAACAAAATCCTGTCTTTTTACATATTCATTACCTTGCCATTGATTTAATCCATAATTTGTTGTTTTGTTCTGACTAGGCATGTTTACACCTCCTTATAGCATTCAAGTTGTTCCCATGTCAGATTTAATGCATCCCACTGATCCCATGTTTTATTTTCATTATCAAATTCATCCCATATCAAATACCTATAATAATATTCATCTACCAAATGGGCGGGCTTGATCTCTTTGATGGCTTTCTTTAGATCATCAATATTAGATGGGATGCCTCTGATACTGACAAATCGAATGGTAAAGCTATAATTCTCAGGGTTTTCTACCACTTCTACTTCCCCATTGGTAAAGGATTCCGCAACGTTTTTGATTAGCTTTACGGTAATCGTTCCTGAACCTCTGATCTTGCTCTTGATTGCCGAGCGTCTATGTTCTATAGGCTTTGAATGGTTGATGGGAATCCCTAGTTCCCGTTCCCATCTCTCCAAGGTATAGGTAGCAGCATCAACATAAAACTGATTTAACACCTCTTCCAGCTTGTTTTTGAAATCATGGAGTTCTTTCTCTTCCATATTGGTTAGGTTTGCGATGACCTTACTGGTTCGATAGTAGCTGGGCATATGCTTTAACAGTGAATTACTCAAAGGTGATCCCTCCTAATACTGGAACTTGATCATCCTTGATCGATATATTTTCCATGCCCCATCTAATGGTTGAGGTGGATTCATCTACGAATCCTATAGTTAAATTGGAATATTCCAAGACGCCTTCAGCTTCTAATAGGAGACTTCCCAAGATGGCATAGCTCACATAAGGTTTCTGAAAGGCAATGCTTCGGAAATATTCTTTCATTTTTTGTTCCATATTTGCCTTTCCTTCCTCCTGTGTATAGTTTCCATCCACTACAAAGGAAGCTTTGATGTGAATCTTTACTTCTTTTGCACTTTCAACAATCAGTTTTGCCCCTATGGGTCGTAGTTCTTCGATATAATCAAACACCTTATCCACAAGCTCTGGTTCTGCTCCTGTTCTATCACTGTCTATGATGACCACCTTTACGGTTCCTGGCGGCGTCTCAGGCACCGCTGCCAGTAGCTCCTCATAGGAAAGCACCTTTGCATCCCCTACGTCTGGGTACTCCTTTGCCCAGTTTTTATAGTGATACCTATTCCCACTGGTGGCCGGCGTCCTAACCTTGTCAAAATACCGCTGCCTCAGCTCCTCATCACTTTCTCCCGGAAATCCGTTTGTCACCGGATTTCCATTGGTAACGCTGGTAAGCCCTGTTAATGTAAGGGGAAAAGATTTGATGGCGCCTTTTGGGACATTGCCTGCGCTCCCATATTCTTCGCATTCTACCATCACATTTACCTGTCCTGTGGCATCGATTGTTTTTGTTTCCTTACAAATAAAAGTAGCCGTATCACTGGCTACCTTATCCCCTATATTGACAATCGCTCCCTCAGATCCGGTGATTGTAACGACAGTTGTTGCTTTGGTAGGTTTTTTCCTGTATACACCTTGTTCTGCCGCCTTTTTATCCAGCCATTCTCCCATGGCTGTTTCTGCAAATCCCTTATCCAGAATTTCTCCCAGTTGCTGATATGCTGCTTCTAACTCAACAGCTACGGGTTTCACTGCATCATAAAAAAAAGACCCCTCACTGGTGTCATATTCCTCCGGTATACCGGATAACATTCTATTTTGTATCGTTGATCGATCTTCTAGCATTAAAAAATCACCTCCTGATTGAAAGTATTTCCTTCTACAAGATTGACAGTAAATTCAACTATTACCCTAGCACCATCCCTTGTTGTTTGAAGGTTGGATATACTCTTAATCCTCGGATGCTTTTCTAGTGCAGATTTGATTTCTCGCTTCAATTCACTTTCTACAAAATCTATAGGCAAAGTTTGTCCCATCAGATCTTCTAATCCAGCCCCATAATCTGTATCATCGTAAATCTTGTACTTAGATTTTTCTGTTTTTAGTACTTTGATAATCCATATCTTCAATGCTTCCATTCCATCCACTCTGATTAATCTTCCATCTTTTAATAAGAAATCTCCCTCTTTAACCTTTTCTTCAATTTCCTCTTCTTTAAATCCCCACTTAGCATAATCCTCTTTCTCAAAGTTATCTTTATTAAAGATAAAAAGGAATGACTTTCCTAGCTCCACTTGTTCTTCCTGAGTATCTACATGAAATTCTAGTTGTGCAATTTCAGGCAACATTACAATTTCACCGCCTTGTCTATAAGATAATATTTCTGATTGTCGCTGGATGGTATAAGGATCACTTGATCCCCAACTTTTAACGTGTCTGTATATTTTAATGTACCTTCTGATTTCATCGTGCTGCTCTGGGGTATGGAAAGGCCAGTAATGGTATAATTTTTTGGAGGAGGACTCCCCGTCAAATGAAAGTCTATATCCCCACTGTCAGAACTAAACCCAGTGCTTTTAATATTGGTTATTTCCATCTCTCTTTGATATCCGGCAAGCACGTGGGCAGAGATGATCAATTCTTCTTTATCCAGGATAATTTTTTCCCCTAGACTTACCTTGATATTGGGTAGTGGAGAAATAACTGTTCCCGTTTGGGGTCCCATATAGATGACATTTTCTCGTTCTTTAAACAGCATCGCCAATTCAGATATCGCATCCATCAGATCACCCCCAATCCCAATGCCATTCGATGAATACCGTTTCTAAGGGTATGGGTAACATCCTTCACCAGATATTTCCCTTTCATCCCAGTGATGGGTTCTTCCAGCTCAATGGTTCGTCCTGCCCTTATCTGGTCATCGCCGAGCATCTCCAGGGAATTTTCTTCAAACACCTTCCCCAGGTCCTCCAACATTTTTTTAGCTATATTTTTTGCCTGCACCCTATCCTTATTACTTATCTCAACAAACTCCTGCAACAGTCCATACTTACTGATTAATTCATTATTCGGCAATTTTTCGATTATCTGATCATTCAATAGTATGCCTATGCTGTTTTTCATCTCCTCGATGGATCGCTTTCGGGAAGGATTGGAGATGGAATGCACTACATCATAAGGAGCTATATTCTCAGCCAATTTAAAGGTGGCCTTGATCAGCAATTCCTCCTGTTTTTCGATGTGGAGCTTTCCCCCTCGCATTTCCATCCTGTATGTTTGTCCTGTCTCTTTCTTCTCCATATCCATAATATCTCTGATAATATCACTGACTGGCTGATTGACGTATATCTTTTTGATCACAGTACTTAATGGTCCGATGTTCCCAATCGGTACTTTAAAATCATTCAAGATCATCTCTATGGCTTTCTTAGCAGACACCTTGTTGAACTGATAGACTGCCTTGCTTTTGTTGAGATAGAAAGCGTAGTCAAAACAGGTGTAATGTATGGGCTGTCTGCCATTCTTCTGTTCTGAAATAACAATGCCCCTAAAGATTTCTTCCTGATTCACTAGACAAACGGCATTTCCAATATCCACTGGGTTCTTAGGAAAATATTTGGCATCATTAAAAGCAATATCAAAATCCAGCTGATCCCCCAGTTCGTTGATATTGCTTCGCCATTGAATATCCCCTATCAAAGGGGTAATATCCGTTTCAACGTTATTAGAAATATTGAGTATTCGATGCATATATATTACACCTGCCTTTGGTTCAGTTCTATGAACTTGAACTCACTCAGTGTAAGGGTATAATAGATATCCCCAGAGCCATCCTGCAATCCATATTCAAAGGAATCAATGGTGCAGGCCATATTAATGGGCGTTTTCGTAATCACAAGCCTGATAGGTATCCTTTTGGTCTTCCATCCCTCGATAAGATTTACATATTCCCATCCTTTGTATTCTCTGTCCTTGAGGAAGGAATAGTCCTTGGAAGGAAAAAAGGATTGGAGAGATATGGATTTTAGGGTTTCCATGCCAATCAGCTTGATTTCTCCTTGGCTGATGGTATCGTAGGTATCGTTTTTCATACCAGACTGTATTTTGAATTCTGATGGAAGCACGGGCAGCTTGATTACCTGTTCCCGGTTGTTAATTGAAAGATATATATCCATGATTCATCCCTCCTTTACAAAGCTGCTAATGACATATTTGACAATGATTCCTTAAGCCTAGGTACTATCTCTCGTATTAATTCTTCACTTGTCTTTGTTTTGATTGGTCCAATAGCACTTGTATCCTTTGTATTTGCATTGGAATTCTTATTATAGGTATAATTTTTTCTGTCGAGATCATATAAAGGAATCCGTTTATTTAATGCCCTTACATTACTATTTGTTTCTACGGTTAAAGCTTTTTTAAATACTTCTTTAACTCCTTGTTTGGCAGTATTCGTAATACTTGAAATCATACTCTTTGTGTAATTTCCAATGGTTGTTATCGAACTACTTATTTTTTCTTTATTTTTTTCTCCTATGCTATCGAACAATGCTTTTCCAGCAGAAATACCTAGAGATGCAGGTGTAAATTTTCTTGTAAGATTTTCAATCGCCTGTAGCTTTTCTAAACTGCCTTTTGAATTTTTAAAATCTTGTATCTCTGCCATTGGGCTAGCATGCTTTAAAAAGCTTTTAGAGAAATTTGCCATTGAATCTTTTATATGCACTGCAAATTTGCCAATGTCTTCTCTCGCATCACTGGATAAGCCATCATATATCGCAGGTAGAACTGTATTGGCCAACGAGGTAATAGGGGATAAAGGAGTAAAATCTCCCACAAGATCTATTCCTGCTAAAACCTTTTTAAATGCGCTTTCGTTTGGATCCATTATTGTATGCATATTAGCTACTATACTCAATGGTCCCAAAGCATTGCCTATGATTTTTAATTTGGGTAGTAGTTTACCAACACGCGTTGTATCATCAACGAGATTTAATGATTTGCTTACTTTTTTAAGATTAAAACCATCCATTATGTTTTTAGGCTTAAAACTATCTATTTTGCTATGAAAAGCATTGCTCCAAGCTTCTTTTTTGAATGCCCCTTTTGCTACTAATTTAAATTGACCTAGTACCCCTCCTTTTTCAATAACTTTAAGTTGATCTCGCTGATCATGAATATCCGTAATTCCTTTCGTCAAGTTTTTATTTTCTGATATAATTGATGAAACAATATCTTTTGCTTCTTTTATATTATTTACTATTCTCCTTTTTTGGGTTTTCTTTGCTGATGATAATAGTCTCCTAACATCAAATTTGTTAACTTGAGACTGCATTTGTTTTATTTTTTTAAAAATCTTTGTTACTTCACCTTCGTTTTCGACGATCTGCCTTAACTTTAATTTTTCTTCTGCCTTTCCATAGTTATCTATTAGTACTTTTTGAAACGTATAATTAGCATAGTTCGAATGTGCAATGACATTTTTAGTTCTATTTATTGCAGTCTTCTTTTGATTTACTTCTCCCCCTTTTATCTGCGGGCCATACATGATGTTTAGCATCCTTTTAGCAGAAAAGAATACTGTTTCGGCATTATTTGTAAAAGAAAATAACTCCTTTTGGCGTTCTTTATCTTTATCATCAGTTATAGTACTATTTTTCATTTCCTCACCACACTTTATTTAAAAATTATACCAGCCTAAAAGGCTGGCATATCATCAAAATTGGCTTTTAATTCTTCCATTTCTCTGTCATAGAAAGCCATCAATACCAATAGCTCTCCTTTTCTCATGTTGTAAAACACAGACGGAACGATTCCTTTGGTTTTCCAATAGTAATACATCATTTGAACAAAGCCGTCTGTGTTTATTAGTTTTTTATTTCTTCAACTACATTCTCATCAAATCCACTGATCTCGCCTACTAAATTGTATAAATTTACAATCTCACCAGGCAGTAATAACTTTTTCACCAGATCTTTAGGGGTATATACACCAAACTTATCCATTAATTCTTTAGACTTGAAATTAGGGCTTTTTATACCTTCAACGATGGTCATAAGCTGTAGTTCTGAAAGATTCATTTTTTCGGCTTCATAATCCAAGCACATTTCCTGAATTTCATTCATTTTATCCGGTGTTAAAGCTTCTAATGTAAAGATTACTGGATTTCCCGCAGATGCTGATAATCTTTTAATCTCAACATCTCTAGTCGGCTTCTTAAGCTTTGAAAGATCCATCTGTAATAATAAATCTAATGTATTCATAATCTTCCTCCTATTCTGGCTTAATTAAATCAACAAAATCATAATCTGTAAATGTGAAAGGACATTCCACCTTACCTAGTGCCTTTGCTTCAAAATCAATTAATGTTAGATCATCAAAGCTAACATTTTTGAGCGCAATTCTTTCTGCTTGAGCATTATCGGTGTCTGGATCTGCTAATTTAGATACAATTGTGAGTCTGATATCCCTTCCCTTTTTAATAGCTTCTCCTAATTTAATCGCCATCCTTGAATTCACTTTATGCAGCTTTAAAGTTCCTTTTCCTTCCCAGCCCGTTATTTTTGTTTCTTTCGCCAGTACACCGCACATATTCACATCTTCTTTTTTCAACTCAATTTTTGCACTTAATGCAGTCAATTCACTGACTTTTTCTCCATCCAGCCAAATTTCTCCCCACGTACCGTTAATCACTCTATATCCTGGTATTTTATTTGCCATATTCTTTCCCTCCTATTTACATGTAAATTTGCATTTGTAAATCTTCCATCGCGTCTAAGAATTTCACGTTGGCCTTTGCAAACACCTTTGAATCTGTATTGTATTCTTTGAGTTCCTGTTCCTTCAATGACTCCACATCTACCCCTCTTGCCATAAGGTATAGCTTTTGTGATTCTACGTCAATCTCTGCCTTATTGGTGAAAGCAGGATCTAATACATCAATTCTCTCTAGCTCTCCAAAATATGCATTAACTGCTGCCAAGAATAACACCTTGTTGTCATAAGAGTTGATAATCTTTCCTACATAAGCATTGTTAAAGGTATCTCGGATATCATCGTGAACAAGATCTACCGCATCTACAATCTTGATTTTCTTAAACTCCATACCTTTAGAAGCCGTTAGCGTTGTCAGTGAATTCACACCCCTACCAATTTTGATTCCTGTTCCATCGTTGACTAGGATTAGTTTTCCATCTTCAATATCTTGATTTGGATTCTCTGACTCTTGAATGCTCTTAACTTCGTTTAAGGCATAATATGTGGCGCTGCGTGTAAATGGCAGCCCTGCCATGATCCCTGCAATTCTGCATGTGTAATCACTGGCGCTATAAGTCTTTTCCCCTACCTTAATGCTCTCTGTAGCGAAATTGATGATACCCTCATGATCTGCCGTAATATTGGGCAATACAGCCTTAAATGTCTTTTTGTTGACATCTCTTTCTGTTTTGATCCATGTTGCAATGTTAGTTACATCCGCACTTTGTACACCTGGTACCGCCAAGTAATTCCACTTCTTACTCTTTAGCCTTGCAAGAGCAGCAGAATAGTCCGCAGCTGTTGTAGGAATTCTTTCCACAATAATCTTGCTTGGTGTTCCCATGAAGGTCTTATCAATATAATCTTTGTTATCTACAGTCCAATCCTCTGGACTTACCTCATCAATGGATTTGTATTCGATGGATGTGAAGGTTTTGGTATCATCCTTTAAAATCAATGCCACAATCCCTCTGGCACTTCGTTGCACTGCTGTTACTCCTTGGGTTTTAAACTCTATTAAAATCTCTGGTAATCCCATAAATTAATCCTCCTTAATTAATAATTCTTGCATATAGTCGTAATTTTGATAGTTGTATGTTTTTGTTTCATCGATGCTGTCTTCAAATTCAAGATTGAAGGCAAAATTTAAGACATTATCAATCATACTTGTTCGAATCTTATGTATGATCAATCTTCGATCTCCTGCAACCAAAACAGCTCCAATCACTTCATTCAGTTGATCTGCCATCTCCAGACTTTCCAGATAAGTCCCATTTGGTGAATAATAGCGGATCCTGATATGGATTTTTCTGGTTCGATGATATTGGTTTTCCGTGATGGTAGACAGGGGTAAAATTTGCATAAAAAAAGCAGGTCTCGTGATTTCCTGCGGTATTTCTCCTACGTATATGTGGTAGGTAGGAAATTCCGTATTTAGTTTGCTGTAAATTTCGTTTTGAATTTCAACCAGTTTTATCATATCTACTCCTTTGGTTTCTCGATTGACCTTGAAAGATTTACAGTTTTTCGATCATCCTTGTATGCATCAGACTTTCCACATAATCATGGATTTTTCCTAGATAAGACAAGGTATCTTCAGCAAATAGAAATGGTTTGCTCTCCCGCAAACTTTTCAACTGTTCTTCCAAGCCCATAATGGTACCATCCTCAAGCATTATCAAGCTCTTTTTGTCAATCAGTCTGCTGACTGCATCCATATTTTTTCCATTCATCTTGGTTGCTTGAAGATGGATCGCATTTAAGAAACACTTCTCCTTGATCTTTTCATTCTGTTGGCTCAATTTTTCATTGATCTCTTGAAGATTTTTTACAAGTTCTTCATTGTCTTGAACGATCTTCTGGATTTCTGTTAGTTTATCATTCAGAAGCTTTACTTGGTCTTTATAGGCATTCTTTTTCTGAATCACCTTGTTAAAGCGACTCTTTGGAATAAAGTTTTCATCGTCAAACATGAGCTTTCTATCCCCAGCTTTTTCTTTGACTTGATGATATATCTCCTCTCCCAATAGTCCTTTTAACTGTTCCATTAGAACTCCTCCAATCTTCTGGTTAACGTTATACGTGTCACGGCACGAAAGTACAGATTCTCAGTCTTTACTTAAAAATAGAATGATTCTGTGTAGTAATAATATCTACTAAATCACTTTTTAAATAGAGATTAAAGCTATTATTTCATTAATAATATTTCATCGTACTGCACCTCAGTAATCCAACTATAAGAAAAAATTCTGTCTAACTGATCCAGGGACATCCCTCCAATTGGATATCTTTCCTTTGCTATGGTATACCAATCAAAAGTTGTAGGCATTTTATATTCCTCCCATCTTTAATAATTCAACTTCAATTTGCAGGTCTGTGATAACCTGCGTTAGACTCTTGTTTTGAAATTTTGCCATCTCCAACTCAATCTGTACATCGGTTAAATTCTCAGTAAGCCGTAAAATTTTATCTTCTGGTGTCGTAGGTAGGTCTATTATGTAGTGCGTGAATTCCTTTGTGTCGATATCAATGTACGTTTCTACATACTGTTTTTGTACGTCATACGCCGGAACTACAGGTATTGAGTCGATTTCGATATAGTTATATCTCTCTAAATCCTCTATAGTCTCGGTGGCGTCATGATATCCTAGCACACGTCTTATATCATTGGTCGAGTTCTCTATAAAACATATAAGCATATTCGCACCTCCTAAATTTCATCATAGTAGATCTTTATTGAGTTACAGTATGCTAATTGGTAGCCGTCAAATAATACGAATACCACAGGGTGACCTGCCTTCACTGTGAGTAGTGCTGTCCTCTCTATATATCCTGGTGCCGATGCATATCCTAGGTCGACGTAAAGTCCATTTAGGTTGGCGGTCAAATATGAACCAACTGCAATGGAATCTATGAGTGGACTATATATATTCTCGTGTATCTTATGCGCACCGAACTCTACATTAGTACTAGCCCTATCATATAAAGCATATAAGAAGGCATTACCAGTACCAGTACCAGACCTTGCTATGTTCGCTTTTACCATTACCGTTCCATCGCGTTTCGGAATCCATTTGCCTATATATCTGAATGAATTGGCAGCACCATTATTATATTCAGTAGCCAATATGGTCTCTCTAACGTTATTACTCACTACATATGCACCGCTTCCCATCTGCTTCCACCCTCCCCATATTGCTGTTGATCCATCTTGACTCCATTTGGTCCTATAATACATAGGATCGGCATCATGGAACCCTTTGCCTATTTGCATCGCCCATACATTATTATGCTTTATATGTTGTACATACGCCCAATCATGCGTTGAAGGAGGTTTATCCGCCATAAATGCCCCCATATAGAAGCCTGTCTTCGTTAACCCCCCAAATGTCTGTCCAGCGGTTAGAAGTACAGCTTCGCCACTGCTTGCTAACGATAATACACCTGGCGACCCTTCATGATACATTTTAACAAATGTGGGTGTAAACGCAGTACCCGCGGTTGTTGCTATATTTCCCATATCAAAGTACATCGGTGTACCTTGTCCACCCCAATCAAATACAATACCTCTAGCCCCTAGACTCGCATGAGTATGTTTGTATTTTATTTTATTTGCGTCATTCGCATCTATATAACAATTATGACCTAGTAATACATTACCGTTACTGCCAGCACTAAACTGACCCCACCGCCCATTGGTAGGTCCTGCACCCAGAACCCGCGCATGTAATCCTGTGTTTGTTATAACATCACCTGTACCTTTGGGTGCTAGCCATAGATCAATGTTTGTATCACCACCGCTGGCTTGGATTTCTGGACCACTACCAGCTGTATTATTTTTTACTGTGATCTCATTCACAGCCGATGCTATAGCAGCAAACTTAACTAATTCGTTACCGTTCGTATCAGCTATGTATCCAGTATTTGCAAATTTAGGCGCCGTAAGGGTTTTATTTGTCAACGTCTGGGCGCTATTAGCTGTAACATTTGCACTCGGTATACTTAAAAGCTGGAAATTCGTACCGTCGTAGATTACTTGTACTATTTGGTTTGCCACAATGTCTCCAGTTTCAAGGTCAGCTGTTACATTTTTCTTTATAGCTTTAGCTCCAAGATTGTTTATATTAAGTGTTGCTGCGGTTGTATTTGCAATAGTGGCCTTAAAGCTTACGATCATCCCCGCTGTATATGCAGTAATTCCTGGAATAGTAATAATATAGGAATCACTTGCTGAGGTATTAACAGCATAACTTGTATGTATTACATTATCAGCCGAATGGGACGAGATACTACTGTCAATCACATCCATATTATAATTGGCATGATTCTCCTGATCGAAAAAATCATTTGACTCGGGCTTTTTTAAATTTAAATTGTTTGTATACTTCATTTACATCTCCCTCCAAAATATCATTCATTTGCATATTTCTTAAAAATCATGAATCTTGATCTGTCTATAGGTAAGGCTTCCCAGGCTTCCATAGGTTGATGGACTTAACTCTCCATAGGTTATGTAGACATAAATTATTTGTGTCCTTAAATGGGCTGGCTTGATTTCTTCAATGGCATTGAGCAAATCCTGCACCCCGGTCAGGGTTTCATTGACACCTAGTAGGTAGATATTGATTCCATTATTAAATACAATCAATACATCTCCTACCGCATAGGATTCGGTGATCAACTGAATCAGCTTTTTATCTACCTTCCCTATACCTCTCCATCTGGCAATGATGACGTTTCTGCGTTCCTCATGGCTTTTGTTGACATCCGTTGGGATGCCCAACTCTTGTTCATAGATGGAAAGCCCCCAAGTAGCGCTATGGATAAAGAACTGATTTTTCAAGTCCTCCACATCTATATCCCTTACCTCTACCTCTTTTGCTGCCGCATTCATGATTTCTTGAAATACCTTTGATTTTCTTTCATAAGTAGGCAAGTATGCCATCATCTCGTTATTCTTCAATGGTAATCACCCCTAAAACTGCCACTTCATCTTCTACAATGGCGATGTTTCCCGTTTGCCCGTTAATGGTCAATGCGGAAAAGTCAATGACTCCTTTGGAATCCAATACAATGCTGCCAATTCGGTTGTAGCTTATGATGTTCTCTTTAAAAGCGGTCTGCTTGATGTATTGCTCGATATTATTTTTAATATCTTCCATCCTCTCTCCATCGGTTACAGAAGTATCCTTTATTACTCTAAAAGTAATATCCAAAGGCTTCCCCTTGGCACTAACAACTGTACAGCGGGCACCGATGGGTGCTTTCCCTTCACCTAAGCCCTCACTGCCAGGATCGATGGACTGCTGGACTTTCTGTACCAATTCTTCGCTGGCTGGTTCTTTATTGGCGTCGATGATGATCACCTTGACGGTATTATCTCCTGTCCACAGGGGAATCACCTTGGCGTCTCCTACACCCGGTTCCTCCTTTGCCCAGTTTTTATAATGGTACTTATTCCCTGAGGTAATAGGAGCCTGAATCCGTTCATAGTAACGAACCAGCAGTTCTTCATCACTTTCCTCTTCGTAACCACCAGTAAAATCCTCATGATTGGTTACACCTTTAAGTCCTGTAAGGGTTTGAGGAAAATATTGAATGGTACCGGCAGGAACATTCCCAATAGGCCCATAGAATTCACATTCCACCAGTACCTCTGATAACTCTGTGCTGTCAATGGTTTTTGTTTCTTTAATAATGAAGTTAACGGTCTCACTGGCAACGATGCTGTTTTCCTGTATGATGGCTCCTGCTGTACCCCTAATGGTTACATATCCTTTGGCCTTGGCTGCAGGTTTTCTTTGGATACCAGTTCTTTCAAATATGAACTGTTCTAGTTCTTGTCCTATAAGGTTCTCAATGCTTAATTTCCCTCGGGCAGCTTCCATCCTTTGATGCACAGTCTCCAACTCAATCGCCATAGGTTTTAAAGCGTCATAAAAAAAAGACCCCTCTGACTTGTCAAATTGGCCTTGTATGTTGCCTAACATACGATTGAGTATTTTTTCTTTGCTTTCATCCAC